TGCCGTCAACGATTGGTTTTAACCGCTCCGTGCCTTGGATTATGAGCGCTGTTGAGCTGCGCGACGCACTGCAAGAGCAGCGCCTGGGCGAATCTGCAAAGCAGAAACTTGCATCGGACATCAACATTCAGATCATGAATGTTGCTGCTGCGCAAGGTACGCTGGTTGTGATCCGCACCGGATCTGCAACGGGTTTCGATGATCTTGCAGAAGCCGATGCGCTGATGAACGAGCAGGGCGTTCAGATGTTTGACCGCTACGCTGCGCTTTCGAGCCGCGACTACAACAACATGGCGTCGAACCTCCAGGGAGCGACTGCTGCTGCTGTTGGTATCGCACAACGCTCGTTTGCAGGCAATAAGAGCAATATTGCTTATGAGAGAGCCTTTGTCGGTATGGTTGCAAACTTCGAGACTTATAAGCTTGATTATGCAAACCGTATTGCAGCGGCTGGTGGATCTGGCGACACAATCAACACGACGCTTGCTGGCGGCAATAACTACGTTCCACAGGCCACCTCGGTTGCTGCAACCGGCGAGGTTTCAAACGTAGATAACCGCTTCCAGACTGTGACCGTCAGCAACACGACGGGCGTAGTCGCTGGTGATTGCTTTACGATCAACGGCGTTAATGCTGTGCATCACATCACCAAGCAGTCAACGGGTCGTCTCAAGACCTTCCGTGTGATTTCGGTTCCCAGCGCAACGTCTCTGGTTATTTCGCCGCCAATCATTTCTGGCCTTGATGGTAGCGATGCTTCGGCGCAGTATCAGAACGTACAAGTAACGCCTTCTGCTGCTGCAAACATCAACTACCTTAACGTCGCTGCATCGGCAATCAACCCATTCTGGCAGAAAGACGCTCTTGAAATTCTTCCTGGCCGTTTTGCGGTTCCTTCGGATGCTGGCACTGCTGTTATGCGTGGCACGACCGACCAGGGTATCGAGTTGGTAATGCAGAAGTTTTACGACATCAACACGATGAAAATCAAGTTCCGTCTTGATACGCTATTCGGGGTGGTTAACAAGCAGCCTGAAATGAGCGGGATCATCCTGTTCAATCAGACATAATTGGAAAGGATTAAAAAATGTCTCAGATTGTTTATCCGTTTGGCGATGCAACCGTAACTTTGACCGCTGGTCAGAGCATTGCGGTTGCCACCATCGCTGAAGCCCAAGTCTTTCAGCTTGTTGGCTTCCCTAACTTCCCGTATCAGCAGGATCTGCTTGGCACGCCTTCTGGCAATACGATTACCGTTTATGGTCCGTTTGCTTCAGGCGCAACCATTCAGTTCAGCGCAGGCGCTACGGTATTGCTTTATAACGCAGGAACCGATCCAACGATTCCTGAGTTGACAGGCGTTCGTGCTAGCACGGCTGCTGTAGCGCTTAACACTACGGGTGCGGCTACCGATGCTGCAATGATCGGCGCAATTCTGGATGGCGTTATTACATCGACGACTGCTGCTGCTGTTTCTTTGGTTCTGCCCACAGGCGCAACCCTTGACGCAGCGCTTCAGCTCAACGTTGGTGATGCAATCCGGTGGAGCGTCGTGAATACAGGTGCAACTAACGCTGCGACGGTAAGCTCGGCATCTGGCAATACGCTTGTTGGTGCTGGTGGAGTTGCTGCAACCACATCGGGTTCATTTGTGACTATCAAAACCGCTGCGGCGACATTCGTTACTTACAGGATGTAAACCATGCCCATGAAAAAAGGCTACAGTGAAAAGACCATCGGGAAGAATATTTCGATGGAAATGAAGCGCGGCAAGCCACAAAAGCAGGCTGTGGCAATGGCGCTGTCTTCAGCTCGTGAGTCTGCCATGAAAGCCGGAAAGCCTTCCAAGGCTCCGGCCAAGAAAAAGATGTAATGAGTGAGGCTGTAAAGACCAAGCCTAGACTTTGGGAGGCTGCTAAGAAACAAGCCGTCTCAAAGCTGGGCGGTCACTCAGCCAGGGCAATGCAGTTAGCGGTAAAGATTTACAAAGAAAAAGGCGGTGGGTACAAAGGCGAGAAATCGCCTTCCAACGCTTTATCGCAGTGGACAAAACAGGATTGGCGCACCAAGTCCGGCAAGCCAAGCAAAGAAACTGGCGAGCGTTATCTGCCAGCCAAAGCGATCCAAGCACTAAGTCCAGCAGAATATGCGGCGACTAGCAGGGCCAAGCGAGCGGGTGGCGGCGTAGGCAAAACGGTCAAGCAGCCTGCTAAGATTGCAAAGAAAGTAGCGAGATACACATGATCTTTCCGATACACGTTTTTAAGTCGCCTGGCGAGTATATCGAGCACAAGAACGCAAAATCGTGGGGGCTGAAGTCCGTTTATGACGAGGCCGAACTCGATCAGGCGCTGGCAAATGGATGGTTTCTTACAAAGGCCGAAGCGCTTAATCCGCACAAGATTCCAGCAGACAATGCACCACCGACTCGTCAAGAACTTGAAGAGAAAGCAAACTCGCTTAAAATCAAGTTTGATGGCAGAACATCTGATAAGAGGTTGCTGCAAATGATTAGCGAGGAGCTGGGGCATGGCGTGGACTAAGCGACAGTTTGTTGTTCAAGCGTTTGAGGAAATTGGTCTTGCCTCATACGTTTTCGATTTAACGCCAGAGCAATTGCAATCAGCGCTGCGCCGTCTTGATTCGATGATGGCGACATGGAACGGCATGGGAATCAGGCTCGGTTATCCGCTGCCAAACTATCCGCAGAACTCGGATCTCGATGAAGAGACATTTGTGCCTGATTCAGCGAATGAGGCGATTTATACCAATTTAGGTATCAGGATCGGTCCGGCGTTTGGGAAGACTGTAGCGGCAGAAACAAAGGCGGCAGCAAAGGCTGCGTTTGATGTGTTGCTCCAAAGAGCTGCTGCACCGCTAGAGAAACAGCTCCCATCTACAATGCCTGCTGGAGCCGGTAATAAGCCGTGGCGCGTCGATGATCCGTTTGTTGCGCCGCCTGTTGATCCGGTTCTGACAGGCCCAGAAGGGCCGCTGTTGCCGATCATGACAAATCGATACTACTGAGGCCGTTATGCCATATATCAATCAGCTTCCACTTTTATCTCAGGTATCTGCTGGCGATCAGTTTGTGCTGTTCACGCCAAATAATGGCGACTCACGCAGGCTTCCGGTATCGGCGCTGTTGCAGTATTTCCAGCAGACGTTTGCAGCTCCAACGCTTGCAACAAACTTATACACACCAGGCACGGGCTTTAATATTGCTGTGCCAACGCCCGTTTCGCAGCAGCAGTGGATTTTATTGCAACCGGCATCTGGATTGGCAACGGGAACGGTGACACTTCCGCTGAATACAGCAACGCCAGATGGGACAGAGGTTTTGGTGACAACAACGCAGCAGATCGTAGCGTTTACGCTTGGTCTTAACGGAGCGACGGCGGTTTATGGAAATGGATTAAGCGCATTGGCTGCTGGCGATCAGTTTCGCATTCGGTTTTATCAGCCGACTAATTCATGGTATCGGATTGCATAAAATGAAGTCCTATATTGCACCGCGATGGCTTGCTTGGCTGCTTAAAAAGTTTGGCTTTTTAGCAATTACTTTGCCGCCACTTGGTGTGTTTTTTGTAAATCAATGGGACGAAAAATCTGCTTTATATAAGCACGAATTAGTGCATTGGGAACAATATAAAAAAATGGGTTTGATTAACTTTTATCTAACCTATTTGTGGTATCAAGTCCGATATGGATATCAAAATAACCCTATGGAAATAGAGGCAAGACAATGAGCGCACTTTCTATTCAGCCAACTTATCCGATCTTTACGGATATTGATGGGCAACCGCTTGAAGCTGGCTATATTTTTATAGGCACGGCAAATCTCAATCCGATTTCAAATCCAATCTCTGTGTATTGGGATGCTGCACTTACGCAGTTAGCAACGCAACCAATAAGAACAATTTCAGGTTACCCAGCAAACGCTGGAACGCCTGCGCGTCTGTACGTCAACAGCGACTACAGCATCCAGGTGAAGAACAAGAATGGGAGCGTGGTGTATAGCGCATCCGCAGCGACAGAGCGTCTTGGGAATTTGATCTCATTTAACGACATCAGTGGAACGCTTGGCTCTGACCGTGTGGAATACAACCAGGGAAGCCCTGGAGCGCTTGATCGCACGGTTGAAGATCGCCTGCGGGATTATGTCAGCATCATGGATTTCATCCCTGAAAACCTGCATTCGACTGTGCGTAACTTCAACAACACCACCGATTCCACTGCCTATATTCAGGATGCAATGGACAGCGGTGTTGGCAGCATCTTCTTCCCGATGGGCCGATACAACGTGTCGTCTCCGATCTACATCACCAATGGTCAGCCTGGAAGCACTCAGGCAGCCAATTTGACGCTAGTTGGTGAAAACCGCACCTCGACTTACATCTGGGTGAATGAGCCTTTCACACCAGCACCGTTCAACAATCCGAACAGCGGCCTTCCGGTGAAATCCATTTTTATCAACCAATCCGACAACGGCAAGTTTTCCTTAAAGAATCTACGCTTCCAAGGTCAGATCACTGGTGGTCATGTGTTGTATGCGCTTGAAGACGGTGCAAACAGTCAGTGCATTTTTTCGGGTGAGATTCTGGATTGCTGGCCCAGTTTGTCGAGTGACAACAACGGCGTTTTCTACGGTGGAATACAGAACTTTGTCGTCGCCAACAACACATTCGAGCAGGCCAAGGCTTGCTTCCGATTGGTTGGAGCTGGCTGTGGGGATATTCATTTCAGCAACAACTCGGTGTTCGCGTCTTACGATCCGTTCATCAGTGCCAATGAGGACACGCAGCCAAAGAACTTCATCAACGTCAGCAACTTGACTGTGTATTCGCACTATCGTGGCCCTGTGTTCGCTGGCAACAACGCACGCAACTGGCACATCAGCAACGTAACGCTAGATGGTGACACGATTGCTCCACTTGGGACGCTTGGCATCGGAGATTTCTACGACTCAAGCAACATTACCATCGATGGATTTTCGTGTATCAGCACATTAAATGAAGTGTTCCGATTCAATGGTGTGCAGGCCAAGATTTCCAATGGATTCATAGGCCCATGTGAAGCAGCATTCAAGCCCTACGGCAACTCCACAAACACCGATCTGACCATCGACAACGTGAACGTCACTGGTGCTGTGTTCGGTGCTTTCTGGGACGCAACATCTTCTCAGGGTGGCAACATTCGTGTGAACAACTGCACATGGAACAACGCAGGTGGTAACTTTTGGCTGACGCAAGGCACGCCTTCCTACGACGTCACTATCACGAACAGCAGATTCATCAACGCTGGATTCCCGAACACGACTGCTGGTACTCGAAACTTGCAGTTCAACACTTCCGGTGATGTGTTGGTGCAAAACTGTGAGATTGGCCGCACCACTACCAACGCTATTGCGTTTTACTACCTGCTTCAAAATGGCAGTGGAAACTGCACAGTGTTGGATTCTCGTTTTACAGCGCTGGCCCCACCTGCTGGCTCTGGAAACGAAATTTCATCTAGTACAGCACCAGTCAAAGTAATGGGTGGCGTAGGAAGACGATACGCTCAGTTTTATGGATCACCTGCGCCTGTTGCTGGAACATGGAATAGTGGGGACATTATGTTCTCCACTAACCCGCAAACTGGGATTAACGCAGGGTGGGTGTGTGTTGCAAGCGGTACACCAGGCACGTGGCTGCCGTTTGGACAGGCAGGGTTTATTACGACAATTGCCGGATCACCGTCATTTACCGGACAAATTGCGATTGTGGGAACAAACGTTTATTTTGCGGTTGCCACATCATCGCCATCGGACTGGAAAATCATTACCTAATCATTCAAGGAGAAAGTCATGGCACTCAAGAAAACCTCTCAAACCGCATTTGGCATTGAAGTCGCTGATGCATACCACCGAGTTGAGGGTGTGCGCCTGAGCAGCAAGACAAGCATGTCGTTCCAGGTTCGCTCTTACAAGGACAACTCTGGCCTCCTTCACTTCGCTGATGCGGCTGCTGGTTGCGCCTACGACATCAATGGCGAGAACCCCATCAAGCAGGCCTACGTCCATCTGAAGACCACGCCTGAGTTTGCTGACGCACAGGACTGCTGATCATGTTGAAAACAGTCGGAAACCCATCTACTCGCTACGGCAATCAAACGATTGTCAACGGCAACCTTGTCATTGGCACTGCTGGCAATGGCATCGACTTCTCTGCGACTTCAGGAGCTGGCACCAGTGAGCTGCTTGATGACTACGAGGAAGGCATCTGGACTGCTGGGTGGCAGGGCGGTGCAAATGTAACAGGGACACCAACACTCTCTCAAGGCAAGTACACAAAGATCGGTCGTCAGGTCACGCTGCAAGGCATTTGGACAATAAATGTGACATTGCCATCAACTGAGATGTACGGCGCTTTCACAGTTCCGTTTCCACGAGATGAAGCTGCAGACCGGACTGTTGGAATTGCGTCTGGATACTCAAACTGGCGCGTTGGTCTGATGTCCACTGGAAGCCCAACTACGACGACGTTGTACATCGTTTTCCCTGCGGCTTCTGCAGTTCCTGCTGGCAGCGACACGTTCAATTTCTGCGTCACTTACTTCACAACCACCTGAGGAAAATCATGAAAATAAAAAAATATTTTGACAGCGTAAATGTGGTTGAAGGAGTCGTGTTCGTGCGAGAGGTGACAGAAGAGATCGACGGAGACAATGTTGTCTCACGTAATTTCTTTCGCAGAGGAATTGCTCCCGGAGAAGATGTGTCTGATCTACCTGTAGAACTGCAAGAGGTCTGCAGCAACGCCTGGACAGAAGAAGTCGTCCAGAATTTCAAATCTCAAATCCTGAAAGGCAGGTAATCATGTCCACCAATTCCCAGATCGCATTCAACCCGCAAGGCGAGACCGTCGCTTAAGGATTAAAAATGAGTAACGCAGCCTCACAATTTGCATTTCAACCGCTAGGGCCAACTGCTTATTTCGTTGCGAACGCAGCGCCGCCAACGCCTTTACAAATCCTTGTTCAAGAAATAACTCAGGGCTATGGGCAATATCGCATCGTCAATAATTCGCAGTACACAGTATTTTTAGGTGTTGGTGCAACTGCAACGCAAGCAACAGCTCGCGCAGCGGCAATCGTTGCTGGAACAGCACAGAATACAATCGTGCTTGTTCCTGGGGCTGTAGAGATTTTGCGCCTGAGTAATAATGCGTTTTTCACTGGCCTTGCAAGCAATCCGGCTGATGTATACATTACGCCAGGTCAAGGTTTGTAGAAGCCATGAAAGATCCAAGGCTTGCTAGAGTCGGAGTTTCTGGCTACAACAAGCCGAAGAAAACGCCAAGCCATCCTACAAAAAGCCATGTGGTGGTGGCTAAAGTTGGCGATGAGATTAAGACGATTCGCTTTGGTCAGCAAGGTGTAACAGGCTCGCCTAAGCGGGAGGGAGAATCACAGGCCGACGCTGCAAGAAGAAAATCATTTATGGCTCGGCACGCAAAGAATATTGCTAAGGGTAAGCTATCCGCAGCGTACTGGGCGGCTAAGGAAAAGTGGTAAATGCAAATCCCGATTCTTTCAGGCATTTATACGGATAATGGGCCAGATATACGCACGGCTTATCCGGTCAATTTAGTTCCAACGCCGAAGGGCTCTGGAATCAGCTCGGAATACCTGCGCCCAGCCGATGGCATCGTAGCAAATGGAACAGGCCCAGGTATTGATCGCGGTGGCATTAACTGGAACGGCATCTGCTATCGCGTCATGGGAACCAAGTTAGTCACTGTTGCGTCTAATGGAGCCGTGACAATTCTTGGAGACGTTGGTGGGCCAGTTAACACGCTTGTGACATTTGACTATAGCTTCGATTTGCTTGCGATTGCATCCGGTGGTCGGCTTTATTACTGGAATCCGGTTGCAAGCACGCTTACTCAAGTTACAGATCCAGACCTTGGTGTTGTGATTGATGTGTGCTGGATCGATGGTTATTTTATGACCACTGACGGAACAAGTCTTGTTATTACAGAACTGAGCAATCCGCTGCAAGTTGACCCGTTGAAGTATGGCTCATCGGAAGTTGATCCAGATCCGATTGTTGCTCTCATTAAACTGCGAAACGAAGTTTATGCTCTTAATCGAAATACAATTGAGGTATTTGATAACGTTGGCGGTGAGTTTTTCCCGTTCCAGCGCATTGATGGCGCTCAGATTCAAAAAGGCGTTGTTGGCACTTTTGCTTGCTGTGAATTTGTTCAGCGCATTGCGTTTCTTGGATCAGGACGAAACGAAGCGCCAGGAATTTACTTAGGCGCAAACGCAACAACCGAAAAGATTAGCTCGCAAGAGATCGACATGCTCTTGCTGACCTACACGGAGGCGCAGCTCGCGCTTGTTAAGCTGGAGGCTCGAAATGACAGAGCGCATCAACACCTCTACGTTCATCTTCCCGATAGAACCATTGTTTTCGATGAGCAAGCATCGCGGGAACTCAAGTCCTTGGTCTGGTTCACGCTCACGAGCACGGTCGTCGGATTTTCACAATATCGTGCAAGAAACTTTGTCTGGGCCTACGACAAATGGCTTGTCGGAGATCCGCAATCCTCAAGCATTGGCTACTGTGATAACACCATCGGAAGTCATTGGGGCCAGAAAGTACGTTGGGAGTTTTCAACGATCATCGTCTACAACCAATCTTTAGGTGCGATATTCCACCAGATGGAGCTGGTCAGCCTGACGGGTCGTGTGCAAGTCGGTCTCAATCCGCAAATCTCTACGTCATATTCCAAAGACGGATCATCTTGGAGCCAAGATCGCTTTACGAGCATAGGGACCACAGGAGCGACGCAAAAGCGGATTACATGGTTTCAGATGGGCAACATGAGAAACTGGCGTATACAGCGTTTTAGAGGCGATACAGACGCACATATTTCTATTGCTCGATTAGAGGCTCAGATCGAGCCATTGGCGGCATGACATGCCAAGGCCAGTGCCACCGCTAGGGTTGACGCGAGATCAGCTAGCATCGTTTTTAGATGATTTCGAGCAGATCAAGCAGTTTGAAAATCTGTTCGCAGTGGTCGCTGAGATTGCACCAGATGCGTTACAAGCAACCACAATCTCCGCTGGCAATGCGGAGCAAAAGGCCGTGCAAGCACTTGGCATGATTGCTACGCTCGCGCAAGAGGTTGCTGTTTGTTGCTCGATCAGTGAAAACAAAGCAATGCAAGCGCTCGATCAGATTTCGGATTTAGCGCAAAGCACGTCGGTCGGCATTGCATCTACTGAGAACAAAGTGAACCAGGCTATGGCATTGCTGGGAAGCCTTGCCACCGTGGTTGACGGGCTGCAAATGGCTCCGGCTCGTGTGCCACCTAAGCGCACAAGGTTCGGGCAGTTTTATGACACAACGACACAGACCGCAGCGGCAATCAATACGGCATATCCGATTACTTTTAACAGCACAGATTTGAGCGAAGGCGTGTTCATCGGAACGCCGACCTCGCACATTGTCGTCGATACCGAGGGCGTGTATAACTTTCAGGTATCGATTCAGTTTGATTCGACGGGTGGCGCAAATCGTGAAGTCTGGGTTTGGATGCGAAAAAACGGAACCAACATTCCAAATTCCGCGTTCTACCTTACAATTCAAAATGCCAACTCAGAGCTGCTGCAAGCGTTTAACCTATTGGTTGACATGAAAGCTGGCGACTACGTTGAGATCATGTGGGAGGTCGGAAACACTGCTGCCACTATTGCTGCATTTCCGGCGACAGGGGTGCATCCAGCGATTCCAAGCATTATTTTGACTGTCTCGAATAACATCAGGAGTTATCCGTCATGACTGTGACTGTTAAGACACTCGTTGCGCCTTTGCAGATGCAGGCAACGCAGACGACACAATATACCGCGACACTAGCGAAAGCGCTAATTGACAAAGCCACGGTGACAAACACCGACACCGTGAATCGCTCGTTTAGCGTAAACCTTGTGCAATCAGGAGGTTCAGCAGGCAATGCAAACCTCATTATCGATGATCGAACTGTAGTGCCTGGTGAAACTTATCTCTGCCCAGAGCTGGTCGGACACGAACTTGATCCAGGCGCATTTATCAGCACGATTGCAAGCGCGGCGACAGCTCTTACGCTTCGCGTATCAGGGAGAGAAATCACATGATGGACGCAAAAATGCCGACGTTTATTCTTTCAGGTATTCCTGAGGATACGTTTATCACGGTCGCTGAAAACCGAGATAACACAGAAATGGTCATCGAGGATTGGATGCTTGGGCCTGAGAATCCCTCTAATGAACGCGGAGCAAATAAGCCTTACTGGATGGCACTAGCCAAGGCAATGCAAGTGGATGAAGCCGAGGCTCGCCGTCGTCGCTGCTCGAATTGTGAGTATTATGACAATTCACCGGATATGCAGATCAAGATGGAGCGCATACCTGTGAACGCTTGGGATAAAGACGCTGGGTATCGAGGCTATTGCCATAACTTTGATTTCATTTGCCACGACATGAGATCATGCCAAGCGTGGGAAGAATATGAAACTGCGTGAAAACCTAGAGGCTTTATTGCCAGAGCCAGCGGTAAACTGGCTGATGACGATGTTCGATGTTATCCAAACGCTGGATGATTTTGCGGACGGTGAGCAAGTTGAGCGTAAAGAACTCGATGCGCTGATCTGGAATACGCTGGTTGCACTGCCTGGTAATGCGTTCTTCATGCAACACGCTGGAATGCTCTTGCCCGTTGTTGCGATGGCTATACTAAAATGGCAGGCATCGGATCAGGCAGAGCGCGAGGGCCGCGCAGATGAGCGAGCCTATATGTGGCGAGCCGGATATTACGATTTAGTGCTGATGGCGGTTTTGCTGACGCACGGCTCGCTGAAGACAACAGAAATTTCAGAAAAAATCATGCGCCTGTACGGAGAAGAGTTTAAGGATTACATCAAGGAGTTTCATGATGCCTGAGCCAACAACAGCACTGGTTGTCGCTGGATCGCAACTTGTCGGTTCGGCAATGCAGTCTCGTGCGGCAAGCAAAGCTGCTGGGGCGCAAGTTGAGGCCGCCCAAATGGGCATTGCGGAGCAGCAAAGACAGTTCGATGAGATGACGAAACTGCTCTCGCCTTATGTGCAGGCGGGCGGGGCGGCAATGGCCGGTCTTGCGCCGTTTACGCAGGCTGGAGAGCGAGCATTCGAGCAGCAGCAGGCTTTGTTGGGCTTAAGAGGACCAGAGGCAGAGCAGGCCGCTATTGCAGCGCTGGAGCGACGCCCAGGATTTCAGGCGCAAGTGCAAAAAGGCGAGGAAGCATTGCTTGCTAGGGCATCGGCCACGGGTGGTTTGCGAGGCGGCAACATACAAGCAGCGCTTGCTCAGTTTCGGCCAGCCATGCTTGCCCGTGAGATTGAAAGCCAATATGGAAGGCTTGGCGGCTTGGCTGGTGCTGGTCTTGGTGTACAGCAATATCTTACTGGCGTCGGTCAGGCTGCGGCTGCGAGGCAGGCAGCATCGGGCATGGGGCTAGGTGAAAGCATTAGCGGATTGCTCGGCCAGCAAGGAGCTGCTCGCGCAGGATCTGAAATTGCACAGGGTCGTGCTTTTGGTGGGCTATTTAATTTGCCTGGCCAGTTCGTGGGCTACCAAATGGCTACGGGGCAAGTGCCTGGTTTTGGTAGCGTTTTTGGTCAGCAGCCGCCTGCGCCAATTATTGAGCGTGGGACGTATATTTCACCAGCAGAAATGCCGTCAACATTTGGCTTGCCACCTGGGAGCGCATGATGCCAGCACCGTACGATTATGGAGTCACACCGCTAGATCCGTTTGCATCGGTTATCAGCGGCTTAAAGTTTGGCGCTGGGATTGCTGATATTCAGGCAGCGCAACAAGAGCGGCAGTTTCAACAAGAGCAAAGGGCGCAGGCCTTGCGACAGGCTGAAATGGTACGCGCTGAAGGCGCAAAGTTGCTTGCCAATCCTAATCCATCGGCTAGAGACTTCATCAATTATTCTCTGTTGCTTCCGAAAGATCAGGCTGAATCTGTGCGTCAGTCTTTTGATATGCTTAATAAAGATAAACAACAAAGCGAACTTAAATTCGGTGGCCAAGTGCTTTCTGCCTTGGCGGCTAATCAAGCACCGGAGGCTGTCAATCTTTTAAGGCAAAGAGCAGATGCCGAGCGAAATAGCGGCAATCCAGCGCAGGCAAAGGTGTATGAAGACTCCGCTCGATTTATTGAATTAGATCCTACAACAGGGTTTGCAACCATTGGGACTTATCTTGCCGTTCTTCCTGGTGGCGAAAAGATTGTTGAAAACTCAATTAAAGTCGGAAGAGCGCCTGTTGATCTGCGCGAAGCAGAAGCAAAAGCTGATAAAGCGCGTTTAGATGCAATAACTGCTGGCGTTGACGCTAACTTTGCTGCTGCAAAAGCGCAGGCTGCGTTAAACAAGGCTCAAGCTGAAGCAATTAAAGCGGCTAGTGAAGCGGCGTTTTCCGATCAGTTAAATCGACTGAATGTTTTAAAAGAAACTGCAAATATCAATAACTTAAACAGCCAGATCAGTAATAGAGCGGCTCAGTTAAAGCTTGACGCTCAAAATATTCAATCACAGATTGTTGAGCGTTACGCAAAAATCCAAGAGATGGCAAACGCAGTTCCTGCTGGACTTCAACCTGAGATGAACAAAGCCTTTGTTGCGGCAGCGGCTGCAAAAGGTCAAGAAGAGCAATTTAATAGTCTTGCAAACCGAATAACAAATATTGGTAATGCCTGGGGTAAGCTCGATTCGTTCACTGAGTGGTACAAAAAATCAACGGGTAGCGAGAACGCTGTTTCTGAGTTGCGCCAAGAATACAACCGGCTGCGTAACAGCGCGGCTATTCAATCGCTTCCACCAGGCCCAGCAACAGACCGCGACATTCAGCTAGCCTTGGCTGGCTTCCCATCTGAAACGGGCAATCCTCAAATAATTGCTTCATTCCTGCGTGGTATTGCCAAAATGAAAGCTGTAGAGTCAGCCGTGGAAGGCGCACGGGGCGAGTGGATGGCAAACAATAAGGGTCTGCTGACAAGGGCCACAAGAGACTTTGTTGCCGGAGACTTTTCTGCTCGTGCTGGCGAATCTTTTGCTGATCTTACAAAGCGGATTGCCGATCAGGTTTCCAAACGTTATTTGCCTCCTGAGCAAGCGCAAGCGCAACAAACAGAGCGGCTTGTTTCGCAGATTCCAGGTGCAGCACCAGCTCCAGCGCCTCGTCAGCAAATGCCACCTGGAGCCGTTGACATTATGAATCTTGCAGATCAAATCATTCGAGGACAGAGATAAATGGCCTCGGCCATCGAATACGCGCAATGGATTGTAAGCAATCAAGACAAGCGCGGAACGGCTGAATTTAATACGGTTGTTCAGGCTTATGAGATTGCAAAGCAATTAGAAACGCCTGCGCCGCCTCCTATTGCGCCGCCTCCACCGTCGCCTACCCAGCAACTTATCGGCGCTGGTGAGGCCGCATTGACAACCGGAACGGCTGCGCTGCTTGGGCCTGTGGGCGCACTTGTTGGCGGTGCTAGGGGCGTTGCTCAAAACATCTTAAAAGGCGAATTTCAAACGCCAGATGCACAAAGGCTTGTAGAGGAAGCCGCTGCTCGTGGAGCGCAAGCGGTAACTTATCAACCAAGAACAGAGGCAGGCAGAGAACAAGTTGGCGCGATTGTTGAGGCCGTGGAAGCCGCAAAGATACCGCCATTTGTTCCGATTGCAGGCCCAGCGGGAACGTTAAGACCGGCTACAAGAGCAGCAAGAGAAGTCACGGAGGTTGCGGTTCAACCTGCTGTGCAAGCCGCTGGAAGGGCCGTAGAAGCGGTTAGAGATTTAGTGCCTGTGGCAAGACCACCGATGGCTGCGGGTGGCGCTGTTGGTGCTGCTGGTACGCCTCTTGCGCAAATGCGCCAAGCTGCTGCGGCTGCGTTGCCCGTGCCTGTGCAATATACAAAAGGTCAGCGCGAGCGCACTTTCGAGCAACAGCGTTTTGAGCAAGAGATTGCAAAAAATCCAGAACTTGGTGCGCCGATTCGTGAGCGACTGATGCAGCAGCAGCAACAAGTTGCTCAAAACCTTGATGCTTTTATTGACCAAACGGGCGCAGAAATCAGAGATGTAAGACAGGCTGGCATTACTGTAGTTGAGGCTTTACGTTCACAATTAGCGCAGGATAAAAACAGGGTTCGTGCTTTGTATAGAGACGCTGAAAAGGCTGGCGAAACACAAGAAGCCGTTGATCTTGCGCCTTTGGCAAATTATTTGAACACAAATCGCGCAGGCCGAACATCTGCTCCGATCTTATCAACCATTGCTGGTGAACTCGAAGTTCGTGGCGTAGGCACTGGCAGTCTTGCAAATGGGACGTTGACAGCAACGCAAGCCACGCTTGGACAGGTTGAAGAGCTGCGGAAGGCAGTAAATAAATTCGTTAAGTCCAATGATCCAAATGATGTGCGCGTTGGCGCAGAAATCAAAAAAGTCATCGATGACATTACAGAAGGCGCTGGTGGCGAGCTGTATCAACGCGCTCGCAGAGAGCGGCAAAACGTTGCAAATCGTTTTGAAAACATCGGCCTTGTTCAGAATCTAATCAACACCAAGCGCAACTCAAATGACCGCATCATTGCTTATGAAGATGTGATTCGTCGCGCTGTTTTAGACCCATCAACATCATTAGATAGCACAAGACATTTGTTCGGATTGCTCAAGAAAACACCGGAAGGTCAGCAGACCGTAAACGAAATTCGTGGTGCAGTGCTCCAGTTGATTCGAGATGATGCCTATAAAAATATCACGACTAATGAACGAGGCGATAGACTGATTTCGCCTGCTGCGTTTAACCGCATGATTCAGAATCTCGATCGATCAGGAAAGCTCGATTACGTTTACGGCAAGAAGGGTGCAGAGCAGTTGCGAACGCTCAACGATGTTGTTGGCGTTTTGTTTACCGCGCCACCTGGAACGGTAAACACATCAAATACTGCAAGCGTTTTGTTAACTGCGCTTGATACAATGGCGA